AATTAGAATAATCAAACTTTAAAAACTTATTGCTTATCAAAGAGTAAACTCTTCCGTCATTATAAACCAGATGAGTATCTTTATACTTCTTATATTCAATATCCATATATACATATCTCCTCATAGTTTAATAGCAAGCCATGCTAATAGCCATACTAATACAAGCACTGGGTTAATAGCTAACAATAATATCAGCAATGCTATACGTGGACTGATGAACAACATAATAATAAATAATAATATAATCATTTGCTTCTTCCTTATAGTATAGAGCAGTAGGGAATCAAACCCTACACCATATTACTCTAACAGTTGTCTTGTATAGACTATACACCACTCACCAGGATAGTTGGACTCGAACCAACACTACATGTTCCCAAAACACGCATGCTACCATTGACACTATATCCTGTTACCATATGCCATAAGAACTATAACTTATAACATATAATAAAATAAAGGAGAACACGAACAGCAGGAATCGAACCCACGTTTACAGGTTTGGAATCTGTAGCATTACCACTATACTATGCTCGCAATATGCAAAGGGCTGTTAGTTACTTGCACCCTCTGCTTGGCTGTCAACTCTATGACATTTAAGTACCCTCAATCAGTACACCACGTTTAATACTCCAACTACTACTAATAAGATAGATGTAAACACACTCAATGCAATAGCTAGATAGTCATGGCGATAGTACCATTCCTTAAAGTTGGTAACCGAACCTACACCATATAAAATGCCAAGAATAATCAAGGCAATATTAATTACAATCATTTACTTATCCTGACTTTCTACATATAGTAAGATACAGAACGCGTCTGCTTGGTCATCATTGATATCATCATCAGGTACTATGTTATAGCTCTTGAGTATCTCAATGCTTTGTTCTTTTCGTAATGCGCTCTTACCTTTAATAAGATGATAACCGCACCATTTAGAATTTGGTATATCAACATAGCCAATGTTATGACGGTTACGCATGACTCCTAAGAATGAACCGTTAGCTCTAATCAATGAGATGTTTCCCTTAGACTTGAACGTGATAATAGGTTCTTCGATATAAATGAAGTAGTCAAATAAGTTATAATGCTCAATGATTTCTGTTATACCGTCAGCAATTAGTTTTGCACGCTCCAAAGGGTCTTTACTTTTACCACCTGCAATTGAACCGACTACATACTCATTTGTCAAAGGGTTACGAAACGCATAACCAGTATTAGATGTGCTAAAGTCAATCGCTAAGGCTTTGCTCATAAGTCAGAACTCACTTCAATATAAAGTTCCTTAGTAATTTCTCCAATATCAAATAAGTGTTTAACATAGTGCTCATACTCAATCGGAGTCAATACTTCTTTTTGTGCTAAAATATGCTCTTTGTTCATTTCTTTATTCTCCCTTAAAAATTAAAGCTGTATCAAGATTAATCAAACCACATTCAACAGCGTTAAGTAAGAACTCGTTAAAGTCAACTTCTGACAATGTTTCTTGCTTAAATAGTAGCTGTTCTTCTGTCATTTGCTTTCCTCTCTCAACTTGATATATATATTATATCAAATGCACTTTTTGGAGTAGCGTTATCCTCTGTTATGTAAACTATGATTGACTTTGTAGGCATTTTGTGTTATACTCTTTATAGGAGGTAACTATGGCTAGAGATAAATATCTAATGTACTTACGACAGCAAGAATACAAGAAGCGTATTAAACTTAAAGTAGCTAACACAAGAGCTAGAATGAACAGAGAATACATGAATCAGCCAGAAGTAGATAAGGAAACACTAGAACTATGGAACAATCAGCCAGCAATATATTTTGACTTAGGAGAAAATAAATAAATTATATTAAAAAAATAAATCAGCCCCTTAGGGCTTTTGTTTTACGCTTAACCGCAATTTGACTAGAAGTGGCAGAATGTAAGTGCATTGAGTGTCCTGTTTGTAAAGTATGGTATCAGTAAGCACAATTAGCTTATTGTTTGTAAGATTTCTAAAGGAATTCCGGAGTGTTTGATGTAATTTGATATTTTGTAATGTCATACTTTTTTTATGAAAAATGCAATATGTTAAAATATAATAGATAGGAGAACAAATGGAAGATAAAGAATTTTTGATTAAAAAAGTAGAAGTATTAGAATCAGCAATCAAACAAATAGCAGTAATTCAATATGAGCTAAGCAAAAAGCTAGGAGAATTAGAGGGAACAGAATATTTTACATAACACAGGATAACCCAAAGTGTAAAATGTGATATGTTAAAATATAAGTATCTGATAGTTGAATATTATTATCTATGTAATTGAATATATAACCCATAGGCGGTTGAGGTACGAAAGTATAGCGATGTGATAAACATCAAAACGAGCTGAGTAAGCTATGAAGTCGAGAATACCTGATTACATAAACCCCATGTAACTCTATAAGAGATAAGTATTTAAGTTTAAGGTGTCTTAGTTTTTATGCTATTTGAAAGCCGTTGTTTGACTTACTTACTGAAATTGCAGCATTTGCTGACAGGTTGTGCTGATTAGTTTATGCCAATTCACAGCACGTAAAACTAAATGAGCGGAGTAATTACACTAAATTAGAGCTTACGACAAATAACAAATTAACTTTCAAGCAAGAATCTCTAGTAATTACTTGACGGGGGGAAAAACTTAATGTTTGACAAATACAAAAAGAAATGATAAGATATAGATATAATAAAGGAGAAATAAAAGATGAAAAATAAATGTACTAAGTGTCAGCAAATAAGAAAAGCAAGTGGTGTAAGTTATTTAAAGTGCTCTGAGTGTAAACAAAAAGCTAGTGATAAAATAAAAAGAATAAAAGTGAAATGGCTAAAACTAATGATGAACTAAGAAAAATATCTAAACGATTAAATCAAGATAGTATAAACAAATTCATAAAAGAAAGAAATGAACTTAAGGCTTGACTTTTCAAGTCTTTTTTGATATTATATAATAAAGGAGAAAAAAATGACTAACATATTTAATAAAGTACAGACAGCCAAGCACTTAAAAGAGCGTGAAGACTTAATAAATTTAAAAGATGACTGGCTTATTGATACGTTAATGCCTAGTTCACAAGCTGGAATACTTGTAGCTCCGTTTAAGTCGTTTAAAAGCTCTCTAGCAATGCACATGGCTTTAATGGTATCGCAAGGACTACCTTTTTTTGGTTATGATACAAAGCGTAGTAAGACACTATACATCGACAATGAGGACACGGACAGAGAACTAAACAAAAGGCTTAGAAATAAAGATAATGCACCAGAAGACTTACATTTTTTGACGGGTGGCGAGTTTATGCTTGATGATTCCCACCACATGAATTTGCTATATGAGTACATCAAAGAAAATGATATCAAGTTCGTTATATTGGATAACCTAATGACCATGCTAAGAAATGGCGATATTATCTACAGTAAAGACTTCGAGCCAATGCTTAGAAGAATTACACGCTTGAAGTTGCTCTTTCAAGATGTAACTTTCTTACTGGTAGCTCATGCAAACAAATCAGCTTATGCAAACTCAATGGACGATAAAGCCTATATGGTAAAGCCTAGTGACGCCTTAGGTGGTTCTACTCTTACAGCTTGGGCAGAGTTTATGTTAATGCTAAGCCCTAAACGTGGCAAGCATAACGACTTCTCTAAGCTATCAGTAAAAGCGCGTGGTTACCAGTTTGATGATGATTTAAACTTTTCTTATGTTGATTCAGTATTTACTTGCGTCAATAAATCAAAAAAAGAGCCAGATAGTGAACTAGTTGAAAAAGTCAAACAGGAAACTCCAATCGAAACAACGAAGGAATCAGCACAGGCTTTCTTAGACTTAGCTAAAGAGCAAGGAAAGGTAATAGAAAATGATTAATTATGAAAACAAGGCAATTAATTTACACGCTGAAGTGTATGGCTGGCTATATCGTGCATTAGATGAAATGGTAAAAGCGGAATGGCATAATGATGAACTTTTCAAAGTATGGCTTGGCCGTGCTGAATTTCTAGTAAGACAGTCTAAAAAATTGCATACAGCTTGCGAAAATGACTATTCTAAGCGTGCATTGATTAAAGCATTGCAATTAAAAGCAGAAATAAATAAAAAAATATCATCTAACGCTTGATAATAATAAATAATTTTGATATAATAGTATATATAAAAATAAAGGAGAACTAAATGATAACATCTTTTGAAGAACTAGCTGAAAGGCGATTAATAACTCTAAATTATCATAAAAAAGATAGTCAGCAGTATATCAATAGCTTAAACTACTTTGAGTATGCTCGAATGTATTTTGAGAAAAATGGCTTTCCTGATGATAACAGGCGAGTTTATCAAAGTGGCAAAAGAAAAGGCGAAAAAGTTGGCTGGACCGATAAAGAGGAAAAGCAACAGAAAGAAGACATTCGGAATTTTATTTATGGAAAACAACTACAGAAGTTCAAGGGCCAGAGAAAAAGCTAGTAAACACTATGCTAGAGGCGTTAGAAAGTTATTTAAAGAGCTTGAAGAGATGAACGAAACAAAGTATAGGGCAGAACCTGATAAGTGCCTGTATGGTTTAATAAATGACTTGTGGAATTATTGGGACGAAGGTTGGATCCTGCCTATGCTTAAGTATAATATTGAAATTACAAGACAAGGGAACGTATTTATCGTAGAAAGAGTAGAAAATGACCGAAGTTGAAACTTTTGTTAAAATTGTTGGCTTTGATAATTATGAAGTGTCTAATTTAGGTAAGGTCAGAAATATAAAAAGTGGAAAAATACTCAAACCTCAGCCTGATAAAGATGGATATTTAAGGCTTGGCTTATACGAAAATAATAAAAAGAAGAAACTGTTTTTGCACAGAATTATAGCGACCGCTTTTATAGACAACCCTGAAGGAAAGCCTCAAGTAAATCATATTGATGAAAACAAGTTAAATAACGACTTAAGCAATCTTGAATGGTGCACTGCGAGAGAGAACCTCGTGCACGGCACTAGAACAAAAAGGGCTGCTGAAAAACTCTCCCAAAAAGTTATTCAATTAGACCTAAATGATAATATATTAAATGTGTTTAAATCAATGAGACAAGCAGAACGAGAAACAGGAATTCCAAACGAAAGTATAAGCAAATGTTGTAACGGAAAACTAAAAAGCGCGGGCGGATTTAAGTGGAGAAGAAAATGAGCGTATTTGAAAAATTAAGTGTCATTAATGTAAATGACAAGAAAAGTAAAAAAAACAACCTTGATTATCTCAGTTGGGCGTTTGCTTGGTCTGAAGTTAAAAAAGTTTATCCTGAAGCTAACAGTAAAGTTTATGAAAATGAACAAGGGTTAAACTACCACACAGACGGTCGCACAGCTTGGGTTAAAGTTGGGATGACTATTGAGGGCTTAGAGCATATTGAGTATCTACCTGTGATGGACTATCGCAACCAGTCAATTCCGCTTGAAAAACTGACTTCAATGGACGTAAATAAAGCCATTCAACGCGGACTAGTTAAGGCAATCGCTCGTCATGGTTTAGGGCTATACATCTACGCAAATGAAGACCTTCCTGACATGACAGAAGAGCAGAAAGAACTGGAAGCAGAAAAGCAACGACTTAGAGAGATCCAGCCAGCGCTAAAACGAGCTGAAGAACTTGGATATCCTAATATGGAACTACTTAAAACAAAGACTAAAAAAGAAATCTTTGATATTATGACAATTTGGAAAGCGACAGAGGGAAAATAAAAAATGGCAATTATCACAGTTACAACAAAAGTAAACGAAAAAAATACTCGAACAGTAAACACAGCAAAAGGCGATAAGAAAATTATTTCAGTTCCTTTGTTTGAAAAAGAAAAAGGTTCGAATGTAAAAGTCGCGTACGGTTCGGCTTTCTTGCCTGACTTCATTCAATTAGGGGACATCGTAACGGTCAGCGGTCGCGTACAAGCTAAGGAATCAGGCGAATACGTAAACTATAACTTTGTTTTCCCTACTGTTGAAAAAGTGTTTATCTCTAATGATAATAGTAGTCAATCACAAGCTAAGCAAGACTTATTTGGTGGTTCTGAACCGATTGAAGTAAATACGGAAGATTTGCCTTTCTAGAAAGTTGGTTTTATGTATACAGCAGAAGAGAGAGAGCAAATTATCGACATCGTGGATAAGATGAGCTTACTAAGACAAGACTTTGACGGAGCTTTCACTTGGATCAAGGAAAATGTATCAATGCCATTTGACTTTGACGGAGAACAGCAATTTATATCAGAATTGAAGCAGTTAGTTAAAGTTAACGCTTTGAAGTTTGGTAAAATATATGAAGGAGTATTATGACAACATTAAGAGAATTACACAAAAAACTTAAAATTAAACAAACGCTTGACAACTACGTACGAAACACAAACAAGAAATACAAGTATAACTTTTCTCCTGATGAAATTCTTGGCGAGGGAATGGCTAAACTGATTGAGCTTAACACTCAAGGCAAACTTGGACGACATGCACAGCAAATTGCTTACATCAATCATAACTTGAGCTTACAGCGACAAAAGGAACAACTGGAACAAGCTAACGAACGACTCGCTAAACGTGCTGAGAAAGCCCAAAAATTGCTTGATACGGATCTTCTGAAAGATAGTTACATCGAAACTCTTGAAATGTTTAGTAAATACCATTCAGCAAAACAATATACTATGTGGGACGACCTAGAAACTCCAACTAAAGTGATTGAGTTCATGGAAAAGAACGGTGTGAAGCAAGGTAAATGGCTACGACCTGAAGGAGTTGACGCTTGGTTCAAAGAACGAATCATTTGGTTCAAAAATAAATTGAAAGAGGCTTAAATGGATAATATTATAGAGTGTGTTCATTGTAATAGCAAAAATGTGATTTCTCGCGATTATAATAATGATTATGTATCATTTGAATGCTTTGATTGCGAAAAATATTTTACGGTAAAAGATTAAAATTGAAAATGACTTTAGGCTTGACAGCTTAGAGTTTTTTTGTTATAATAGCACTAGTCGGAATTGGACTATATGCTTTTTTTGCATTAGTTGACCTGATTAAAACGAAAGGAAGTAAATAGATGAGTAAATACTTTAACGACAAAAAATATTGCCATTGCTTCGATATTCCAACGAGTGACGGTTTAGGAGTTTGCAAAGATTGCAGAGGATATACAAACGTCTGTTATAGTTGCGATCGCTGTTTGCACTGCTGGTTTACATCACAGGTTGAACTATTTACCGAATATGATGAACCTAAGTTGCTGGAACTTATAGAAAAATGGAATAAATTTTATCAAACTAGAAAGACAAAGAACAGTTAATGTTTGACAAAGTAAAAGTAATTTGATAGAATAGAGTTATAAATAGAGGAGGACAAAATGAAAGATACAGTAAAAACTTTAATGATAGTTGCAGGTGTCGGCTTTACACTTATCGCTATCACTTGGATCGGTATGCTTGCGACGTTGCTTATTGCATGGATTGGAGGCAACATCTAAATGAATTACAGTACAAATAAGCACTATGCCAACGAATACGGAGTAGAACTTAACGAATACTTGAAACATAATTTTAACTACGAAGAGCTTGTGGGCTGGTATACAATGCAGGTGTTGAAGTATCTAGTAAGAGCTGGCAAGAAAGAGGGTGAAAGCTACGACAAAGACTATAAAAAAGCCTTAGACTATGCCAAAGAACTTGCCAACTTAAGTAACGATAATGAGCTTACAGAGTATACTACTGACGACATTATGGGCTTTATACAAGGTATGGCTGATGATTTTGAACAATGGAAAGGCGAAGAATAATATCACAAAGAGTTAATGCTTGACAGCGTTGGCTTTT